GATGTTGTGGTAGGGACTTAGATGTATCAGTTGATGTGGATTCAACTGAACCTCCTGCTGCTACTACCGAAGCGGAAGGAGCTACTGCGGCGGAAGGAGCAACTGCGGCTGAGCCTGAGTCTGAACCAGAACCTGAGACACCACCACCTCCACCTCCAAAGAAAGCAAGACGCTCATCTCTTCCACCGATTGTAAGGAAACCACGTAGTGGACAGGTTGTTCCTGAGGTCTAAAAGAGTCTAGACAATGTTTGTGTAATGGACACAGATATTATTATTTTGGTTGCCGAATCACTTTTAATCGTTGGAATCTTTACAACGATTGTAGGTATTGCGATATGCCCATGTTCCTGTAATCCGAAGCGTGATTGCCAACGCCGCACATGCGATGACTGTAGAAGAGATCGTGAAGTTTGCCGTGCGCGATGTGCCCAGAACTGTGGGCGCAAACGTGCGGATACAGAAGAAGAGTTAGTTCAGAATCCGTAGAAACCAGTTAATCGGAATCTCATCACGACCATCGTAGTTTTTCTGATCAACCTCTTCAGGAAAAGGTGTTGTTCTTCTTGTAAAGATATGTCCCTGCTTTTCCGCCCACACCTTATTTATATATGTGCATTCAATCACATCAGGTAATATAGTTATTTCCATATCAGCTATTTGACCATTGTTATTTCCATGAATATGATACAAATGGAAAAGCTCATTGATCTTGCTTAGAGCAATATTCATCTTCGGCCATAAATGTTGTTTCACAAGTAAATCATGAAATTCAATCGTTAAACAGATTACATCCTTTAATGTATCATTCTCGATTGACTCAAAAATATCCCATTCCGCGCCCTCAATATCAATCTTTAAAAAAATATTTTCCTCCTTGTGTTGAATCAAGGAAAGAAAATCTTTGAGTGATGTCATTGATGTGGCTGTTTGCGGAGCAAGACCCAATGAAAGCGCAATCATTTTATTTTTCTTTGTATAAGGCACAAATGGATCGCATAAATAGCACGGCACAGGATTTAGTGTAACAAATGCTTGTTCAAATGAATCCTCATCACACACTCCAAAGGTGATTAAAGTCTGTGTAGGGGATATAACTTCAGTCGGAATCACATATCCTCCATCGCCATCTTTGCCAATCCGCACCTTAGTTAATGTTGAACAATCATATGGAATCAACTGTAAAAAGGGGATTGACATCTACTCAACACCAGTCTAGATATTTAGGCCCACCAAGCACGTGCTGATGCGGACGCCGCTTTTGCTTTACGGGCCAGATCAGAGTTCGTTGTTTTATATGTCTTCCCTTTCAGTAAAAAAGAGTGAACACGCGCATACCCCCATTGTTGCTGCGTTGCTCCAGGCCGATGGCCTGTTCTCCATGCGGCCATGCCGCGATTATATGATTCCTTGATATACTTAAGAGGAACACCTGTCGCCTTCGCTTTCTGTGTAAGAGACGTTGCCTTCGGAAACAGTTTCTTAAAACGACGAGTATAGTTCGATGGCCGTGACTTCACATAGGTATCTGTCTTGAATCCTGTATATGCGCGCTTATCTTTCCAATGATACGCACCAAACTTCGCCATTTCCCGTATCTTTTGTTTTTTCTGTGTTTTGGATAGCCCAGAAAAATATTTTCTCGGACGATACATACTACTATGTTGCGTGAAAAATTTGAACTTGACAAATAGTATAGAAAAGGCACAAAATGTCCGCAAATGAGATTGATATACTCAAGCGCACACTGCCTTTACAAAACAATCAATCCTTGTATACGTGTATTAAAACGAAGGTGAACTACTATGAAGATCTAGAGTTCCGCTTGGCTATCGGTCTTGATTCACTGATCCAGAAGTTCGGCCATTTTGGATGGCGAGAGATGAAGCCGATGGTTGTCGGTATCAAGTGTTATACGAGCGCGGACACGGCGTCAGTCTTTGTTCTCCATACAAATCGCGATGGATCAAAACGCGCTTTTCTTGAAACGTCTGATGTAGAGAATGAGGTCTGGCACACATTTAAATATCCACTCTTTAACAGCCCCAACACAGAAACACGCATTCAGATTAGTGAAGGAGTAAGAGCCTTTACGCTTGCTATTCTTGATACACCTCTACGTGTTCGGCATGATCATAATATCAATGACTTTCCCTCAGGCTACGCATCATTTGATCACACAAATACAAAGACAATTGTGTATCGCGATGAGGCCGGTGTTCTGTTTAATCCAAGCGACACACCGCTCACTGAATGTTTTATAATTGATCCAATAGAACATGCCAACCGTTGATGTATCCGCTGAAATCCAGACAATCTTTGAAACCAATAAGTTAGAAGATTTGAAGTTTTTCATTAAACGGCGGAACTGTCTTAATAACTGTAATATGGCCCTTGTCTATATGTTCCATGTGGTCCAGGCAGCTGGTATTTTAACAACTACAATAGCCGCAGGTTATGATATGAAACAGCTCATTTGGGTTGGCGTAGGATTTAATATTTTCGCAACCTTACTCAATGTCTTTGAAAAAACGAATAACTCGATAAGCAAGCATTTACTGAAGGATATACAGGCCATAAAAGATGGAACCTTTGTGGATGAAGGAACTTCTGTAGAAACGGACGCTCCGAAAGATGAGAAGAAGGAACCTTTACTGGCTTCCTAGAAACTGTTCGAGTATTTCTGTATTTTCAATGAAATCGGCCAACTTCATATCAGTCTTTTTTACGAGTCCAATCTTTTTATGATTTGCCCGATCAAAAGTGTTAGATTTATGGATGATATGAAGAATCGTATAGAACGGATTGAGCTGAACCATTGGCTGTGTAAAGTTATCTAAGAATCCGTGTTCTACCGCACAGCCTTCTGTGGGATCGTAGCGGTGTGTTTTGGTGTAGCTTGCGCGCCACGCAAGTGTACAGTTGAGGGCATGGGTATCCATATACGGACCGGCTGAATAGATCTTAGCCGTATCCGCATAATACATATAGACCTGACTGGATCCTGCGAGTTCAATAGTAGGATTTGCCTCAAACGCCTCTACAACGGAACTAACACGTTCAGGCGGATAATAGTCATCATCGTCCATTACAACTACAATGTCGCCTCGCGCATACTCAATGAGTCGATTAAGCTTCTCACCCATCGGCGCCTTCTCACAGCTATACCAGCGAACATTTGGTAGACCGCAGTTGTTGAAGAAATCCTCAGTTCGATCAGTGCCATCATCCAAGATAATCCATTCCATATTCTCATGTGGATAGGTCTGTTCCGCGTAGCATTCAATGATACGTGGAATAAACCGCGCGCGATTATAAGTAGGTGTGATTACAGATACAAATGGTTTCGTCATGTGTAGTTTTTACACATTAGTTGCTTGGGTCAAATTTGTTATTCCGGATAAAATAGATCACTCTTATAGATGGCAACAAACATTAAGACATTTGAAGATCTTACTAAGTTTAATGAAGAGTTTTATGATTCAGAAGGATTTTACAGGAACCTTAAATCATTTGTTTTTGAACTCTATACAGGTGATATTAACAGAAATGATTTAATACAAATAACTACCGAGATTGCCACTCATATTGCTCACGCCTTTGATGATGTTACTGAGGTGGAAATAAATGAACTTAAAACACATCGTAAAGAGGATGCAAAGTTTCTAGAAGATATGCTGCGTTTATTAGCATCTTCTGATAAGCCTTCAATCAAATATTTTATGACAACGTTTGTTAATGTTCTAAACAAATCAAATCCTGAACTCTACAGATCTTATTTTGGAGCGCTTTTAAAAAATACAGGACAAGCTGGAGGTATGTTTGTGGTTATTTTAAATAATCCAATCAAAATGGCAGCAACAGTTATTCTTGGAATAAGAATAGCAGGAATCGGACGTGGAGATTATGAACCGATTCCATTTCGATTTTTTCCTAGTTGGCTAACATATTTTCAAACAAGAGATACTGGTCCTGTATTACATGAACTACTTGGAGATGGTGGTGCTGGTGGTGTTGTTGTGTCACCAAGCGAAGCGTATTTAAGTAGCTCAGCGGCTGATGGATTACTTCTGAATGCTACGCAGTTATGGGCTGATACTCAACAGGGTTCCGCATTACACCATGCAGAAACAAGTGTATACTATAAAAGTTTATCTCAAGTTGAATATCCTACAAGTGGAGAACAAGCACTTTTAGCAGGAGCATATGGACCCTTAGTAAGGGCACGTGAGGCATCAAGACAGGGTAGTGTAAATATTGGAAGATTAGAAAAAAATGTAACAAATGCGTCTCGTCAAGTGAGAACAAATGAAGCAGCTGCTGCTTCTTTATGGCGTTGGCAAACTGAAGAAGAGAAATCTAAGGCAGCAGCTAATTTAAAAAGGCTCAATGAAACAGAAACTAAATTTAATCAAACAAAAGCAATTGTAAATAGTACAGCTGGACTTGTCGATGTAAAGGGATACAAGGGATCAACTACAGTTTTATCTCAGTTGGCATATGGAGTTGCTCAAGCAGTAGTTCTTTCAGATGCGCCACTAACACCTCAAATCGCAGCAAGTATTGTTAGCGCGGGGCCTAAAATATTTGCTAAGATTGACGTCAATATAACGGAATTTCAACAAAAGGTTGACGAAGCCAGAGAAGAATATGGTAGAAATCAAACTGCTTTAGAAGCATCACGTAGTGAGTTTCATAGAATAAGAGATAGATTATACGATGTTACAGATCAAATACTTGAAACAAATCAAACAATTCAACTCATCGCATCTAAAAAAGTTGCTGGAAGTTTTACTGGACCTACATACCATAATACTTATGGAGAATATACTATAACAGACTTAACAACAAATCAAACAAAGTTAACTGCTCTTGTCACAGAAAGACAAAGACTGAATGAAACACTACAAAATGCAACAGTTTATCTTGCTAGAAATATTTCATCTTTTAATATAAGTGAAACAACATTTACCACATATAGTGCTGCTCTTCAAAATATGACTGATCTAAGATCAACTCTTGTAGCCAGAGTTGAAGATCTTAAAAGAAATCCTCCACAGGCAAGAATCGAATCAAGAAGAAATAATGCCGCAGAAAATGATGAAAATGTTGAAGCAGTTAATGTTGGGGCAAACGGAAACGCCAAGCAAGTTCAACTTCAAGTTCTAACACCTGCTTCTAAGAATGGAATGGAGCTTAGTATACCAATAGATATTGCTGGTGAAAAAGTCATTGCTAGGTTACCCGAGGGTCAAAGTTTACAACTAACAGGTCAGCAGTTAACTCAATATTTAGAACATTCACTCAATATGGGAAAAGCCTTTGAAGAAGTTGGTAAAATTGCTGAAAAAGGTGTAAGCAGAAAAGATGCGATAAAAGCTATTAAATCTCTTGTCTATGGCGAGACATTTGGAAGTTCAAGACAGTTGGCAATAGCTGGTCGAAATAATGCGGCAGTGACAAATGCTCAAGCAACTCCACTTTTAAAACCGACTGAACTCGCGTTAATAGATTATTATTATTCTTTAAAGGAAAAGGAAGCTGAAAATCTAGTTGATGCTGCGCTTGAAGCACAACAAACACTTGTTATCGCAAACGCAAATATGGGTGATAAAGTAATTGTTTCTAGAGTTGTTTCAAAGGTTATAGAAATGTATAATAATACTAACTCGCCTATAAATAAAGATAAAGTGACTGGAACTGTGATTAGCTTATTAGCACAGGTAAAATCACAATTAGATGGAAGAATATTAAATACTGATGAATCTGTTTTACCGACAGTAGCAAGAATAGTCTATGATATGTATAGCAATGCTACTTATCCCACAGTTCCTGTAAAGAAAATAAAGATAAAGTTAATGCCTGGTTGGGAAGGATTTGGTCAAAGAATTTTCTTAGCTGGATTTGAAATAATAGTTATCTGGGGCACTGTTTTTATTTTCTCTTTAGCAGGAGATATAATAGGAGTTCAGTTCTTAAGTGTAGTATCTGAATATTTTGAAACATGTAGGCAACGGGCAGTAAATAGAAGACGTATAGATGATGCTCGAACTGAGGCAGAGATCGCTCAGATTACAGCAGGAGCTGCTGCTTTAGCTGCTGCTCCTGCTGCGGCAGTTCCTGCTGCGGCAGCGGCTGTTGTAGCAGCACTTCCTGGTGGTGGTGCTGCTGCTGCTGCTGCTGCTGCTGCTGCTGCTGCTGCTGCTCCTCTTGCCCCTGCTCCTGGTGCTGCTGGTGCTGCTGGTGCTGCTGCTGCTGCTGCTGCTGCTGCTGCTGCTCCTCTTGCACCTGCTGGTGCTGCTGGTGCTGCTGGTGCTGCTGCTGCTGCTCCTCTTGCCCCTGCTGGTGCTGCTCCTGCTCCTGGTGCCGGTGC